TTTACTGTTTGAATACACCTAGCCTTTACATCTTCTTTATTTTCATATTGTTGTGCTACTACGTCAAAAACTACACCAAAATTAATAACATACCCATCATAAAATGAAATTTGATCAGTTATCATTCTATATTGATTTAAATATTGTTTAAGATTTTGTTTAACTATATTTGGTGTATTGATTAAATTTTTATTATTATCATAAGATAATAAATATAAATCTACTGTATATAATCTATCATCCTGTGATACATTGGAATGTGCCATTTCTAATGTTTCATATAACATTTCAAAATCTTCTTTATTTAAACCACCACTCTTATCAGCATCCAACTTTAATTTTATATCATTAATTATTCCAACTTTACCACCAGCTGATAAACCTGGATCGAACATCTGATAATTCAAATCTATAACTTCTTTTAATCTGTCAACCAAATCAGCTATCTTCTGTCTCTGAGCTGTTCTAACTGCTCCCGATCTTACTGAATAAACTTTTGCCATATTTCCAAACTTAGCTGGCATAGTTAATGTTCTAGCTTCAAAATCTGATTTTGTTACACATCTATTTTGAGTAGAAAAATGTCCCATTGTTCTATGTCTAATTTCTTCTAAAGTTTCTCCGGATGAACCACCAGCAGCTGGTCCTTCGTTTGTTACAGTTATATTACCAATAGTCCCAGACCCAATTATATCAGAATCACTAATACTAATCAAAATACCAGACGGTATATTAGCACCAACACCACCTCCTATTCTATATGTAACAGTTAAAGTTGTATGTGATGGTGCTTGTCCGAGAGTTCCATATGCATCCCCCAAAAGTGGGTCAATTTCAGATTCTAAGCTTTCTTCCCCACCTGGCAAGTTTATTCCTTGTTGTTCTACTGCTAAAAATGTAGAATCAAATGTGTTACCATTTTTTAATACACCATTACCAAACATTAAAGATGTTTTATTATTCTCATCAACTTCAACTGTAAATCTTCTACCGGTTTTTATATATTCTAAAGAATAAGGCACTGGTATAGAAATAGTAGAATCACCACTTAAATTACTATACGATGTACTTCTATTACTATCAGAACTATAATGTTTTTCAATTGGAATCTTATCTTGAGCTAAAGTTGCAACTTCATACCAAATATTATTATTAATATCAGTAACTTTTAATACTTCAATAATATTTGTTTCTGGTAAAGTTAATTTTAAAAACTTATTTGGTTCTCCTACATTAAAAGTAGTTGTTGTTGTTTCACCACTTATAGCTTTTACTTTTCGTGTAAATATATGTTCATTAGGCACTCCTGTAGAACTATCTATGCTTGAAACCTCTGGTGCTGTATCTGCTGATGAACTTACTTTAAAATCTACTATATCTAATGTTTCAAATATTATATCTGAATCTATAGAAGATGCTATTTTCATCCCTTTATCAATTGTTACGGCGCTGCTATAATCTGGAGAACCATCAGCATTAGATGTAGTAACCGTATCTTTTACAGTTAAATTAACGTAAGCTGGTGTTATAGCTTTGGTTTTATATCCATATGATTTTGCTAAAGTAATTAAATTTTTTCTATCTTCACTTAGAGGTAATAACATTTCTCTATATTGTTGGTCAACATAAAAATTTAATACATCACCAACATACGCAGACAGTTCAATTAACATCATACCAGGAGATGTTTCATTAAAATCTTTATATGTATTAGGAAAATACGATTTAGTATAATTTATTAAAGATCTTTTTAAATCATTGAAATCTTTCCCCACATAATTAATATTGCTATTTTTTAATTCATTTTTACCGTAAGGCATTTTTATTCTCCTCCAACAGTCAGTGTGACCGATTCAGTAGATGTTGGATCTTGTTTTAAACTAAAATCTACTGATATTTCCATTGTACTTCTACCAACATCACTATTATTATCTGACATTTTAACTCTTATATCATTAAGTTGAACAAATGGCAACCAAAAATTCATACTTTCAACTATAGTATCTTGAACTTGAACAACTAAATCTTCTGAAAATGGTTCAAATAAATATTTTTTAATACTAACTCCTAAATTTGGCTGCATTACTCTCTCACCAATTTCTGTGCTACAAAGATTTAATACATTTTGTTTTACAGCTTCAAGAGTTGTTTTGGTTGATGCATCATACCCATTATCAAATGTCATAGGTAATTTAAGTCCAAGAGCCACCGATTCATCTTGATCAAACACATTGGGAGTTTTTAGTCTACTTTTATCTACTATCGCCATTTTTTATCCACCCATTTTCTGTTGTTTCTTTTTATCTACCGCTTTCATTAATTTTCTGTAATCTTTTTTTAAAAAATCCGGTGACTGTCCTTCAACAGATACACCACCATTTTGTGGTTGATTATCACCCATTAAATCTTTATAAGCACCACCCATTATTTCACCCATTCTATCAGATGTATATTCTGTTCCACCCATTGTTTCCCAATCTTCAGCTGAAGTATCATTTAATACTTCATTCAAAACTGGATTTTTTGAGTAGTTTTGTTTCTTTGATGGCTTGAGTTTTTGTACTGGTTGTTTTTTTACTTCACCAAGAACTTCTTTTAAACCCAAACGGATTTCTTCTCTTACTACTTCTCTTATTACCATTTTAAGTTGACTCATTTTCATAACTTGTTTCTCCTATATTAATTTTCTGATCCATAAAATCCATATCTTTTACCAGTTCTTTTAGTTGCTTTTTCCACTGTTACATCTCTATCTGGGTGTTTGAGACTTGTAATAATTAAATCACCACTATCCCAAGAACAATTTGGAGAGTTTAAACACTCCTCATAACTAAGATTTTCACATTCCGGGCCAGATAAACAAACCCCATCTACTGGCCCACCCAAACTATTTAACTCATATTCAACATCCATACATTCATATGAATTAGATATACCTTCAAATTCACATTCATTCAGTTGTGCCATTAAATTCAATCTTTTTTCTCTATCACCATCTTTTGTTTCCTTCAATTTATCGGTATAATCTTCTGATGTTGTTGCACCCGCCCAATCACCTGCTGTTTTTAAAGAATCTAATATCGCTTCGTTTTTTAAATTAGATTGTTGTGCTCGAAAAGATTCTATAAGTCCCACAACCAAATCTATAAATTTCAATAAAGATAATAACAAAAGTATAATAGACAATATAGCAAATGGTATTTTACCTATCTTATCCTGCAACATCTCACATGCCTGTTTTATAGCATTTGCTGTAGTTATATGCATTGTAAACGCCACTCCAGCACCAAGCCCAACAGTGACAGCTGGTATCAAAGCAATTATAGAAGCGGCTAAAAATGCAACTTTAATAAGTTTAATAACTATAGATATATCTGATATAAAGCTTTTTAAGTCGTCTATAGTAGCTTTAATTTTCTCACCAAACTTATTTAATCTATCAATCATAGATATAATCTCTGGAGGAATTGTCTGTTTAGCGGCAACTCCAGACATAACAGCAATTAACAAAACACCAACTAGTATTTTAATCTGTTTAGCATGTTTATCGGCTTCCTTTTTTATTATATCGTTAGCTTGCTTAGCAGGATCACCAACTCCAGGTATTGAAGGTCCTAGTGGTTTTGCACTGCCTGCAGATTTTATTTCTAAAGCACTAATTTCAGCATCTGATATTATTTCAGCCATATATTGTCCTTTATTATATAAATTATACCTCTCCTATTTTTTTATAAATACTTTATCACTTAATATTAAATTTGATATTCCTTGTGGATAATCACCCCTAAGAGGAACTGGAAGAGGTTCCATGCCAAGTTCATTATCTATTGAATCTATTACTTCTCTCATTGTAGTTAATGACCCACCAGGTAAAGATCTATTTTCTATAGCCTTCGATGTTATATAACACATTTCTTTCATTAATTGAAACATCTTACTCAACTGGGTAACTAATGCGTCTCCAAGAACAGCTTTATGCATGGTATCATCCAATATAGGATTTCCCAATAATATTTTTTGTCTACCATCTATATATAATTTTTCACACTCAATAGCAAATAGACCATCGGTTCGTGTTCTTACTTCCCCAACAGCTTCTGTTAAAATATTTTTACTTGTAGAAAATGTCATAGTACTACCACACCCCATGTGAATATGATTATAAGCTGATAAAAACATATTTTCTTTTCTAGCATTAAATGTTATTCTATCGGATGATAAAAAGAATTGATTACTATTATAATTATATATATCATCAGATGCATTTGTTACGCTAGAAACATTTGGTGGTAGACCTCTACCCAAGGGTTTTGCAAAAGTTGATGTTATACTTCGTTTAGCTGAATTTCCTTTGTTATTAGCAAATTCTTCATCTGCTAATGTAAATTCCTTCGTATCCATATTAAAATGATCTCTAATACTTCCATCTTTTACTATAGCTAAAATTGTTCCATCTAATGACGTTTCTACTGGATTACCGTGCGGTCTTCCATTAGATATAATAATATATGGATTAATACTTCTACTTCCAATTCTAATACTATTGCCATGTCTACCTTCTAACATTAAATCACCATGAATTGTATCAGATTTAATTTTATTAGGATTTAATGGATTATCTAATTTATTATTTAATAATTTCTGCAATCGTTGAAATAAGATGGTTCTATCAAACAATGGAGTTTCGAGAGAACCTTCACTTTGTACTATATCATTAAATTCAACTCCTATTTGATTAGGTCCAAACTTATCTTCATTCCAAGTAGGACTACCAACTGTATTTAATGGACCTAAATAATATTGTACTCCACCCATTGTACATAATAATACAGGATCTCCAGGTGTGGGAATTTCTTGAATGCCACGTAATAATGGTATATACCTAAACTCTTCACCAACAGCTTCAGAGGGTTTTTTTATTCCCAAAGATGTTTCATGTGGCATGGCTTGAATACTACTAATTTTTCGTAAATTACCATGAGCAGCTGTTTGTTGCTTTGTAGATACAACATCAATTACAATTCCAGGAACAAATTGTAAATAAATAGGTAACTTTCTCTTTGTACCAACTATAGAAGTTTGATCAAATTTATCTGGAAAAGTTGTAAACGTAGAACCCATATTTTAATTATCCTT